GCCCTGGAAGCCGAGGGAAAGAAGCTCCAAATAGCTCATGCCGGTACCAAAAGGCACAAAAGTAGGCGGCCGCAAGCCGGGAACGCCCAACAAAAACACACGCGACATTCAAGAGAAGCTGGATCGCCTGAAGTGCGACCCACATCAGGGTATGGCAGTAATCGCCATGAACCAGCTTCCCTGCGGCGTGTGCCGCGGCAAGGGCAAGACGGCATACAAGCTACCAGATGGCTCGCATTCAAAGGATTGCGCGATCACCGAAGCCCGGCTAATCAAAGGCAAGCTGAAATGCACCTGCAACGGAGTGGGTCAAAGGGTCTGCGAATCCTGCTATGGAACGCTGTTCGAAGCCTGTTCGCCTGAGCTCAGAGGCAAGATGTATGCGGAGCTGGCGGCATACATCAGTCCCAAGCGGAAGGCAATCGACATTCTCAACAGTGACGGATCGTTGCGCCCAGCCTGGGAGGTAAAAATTGTGGAGTCCAAGATATGACACGGTTTGAATATGAACAGTCTTGCGGAGCACAGCAGGCGCGGTGTCCGGTTCACGATGTAGCGCTGGCTGGCTTCTTAGCGACATGCCCGGTTGAGGGATGCGAGTGGCAATTGGAGCTCTCGCGAATGGCGGGGCAATCGCAACAGCGGCCCGATCTACGGCAGTACCGTAACGCTTGCGTTGGAGCGAGTGGCAACGCCGCGATTCCGCCAGAACCAATCAGCTACTTCGAGGCAGATCGCAATCACTATCGCGACAAGTTCCAATCCACCCAGGGCATTCGCGGGGCGCTATGGAATTTGTGGAGACAGATGCGGGGCTAGATGCCCATACCGGTAGACGTTCATCCTAAGTTCCTACCTCTGCTGAATCAGAGGCATTCCTTCGCTGATATCTCGGGCGGCCGCGGCGGTATGAAATCTCAGCAAACCCACAAAGTAGCACTGCTTGACGCGATTCGGCGCCCACTTCGAACCTGCTGCGCACGCGAAACAATGTCCTCGATCAGGGACTCCAGCCACAAGCTGCTGAGTGACGAGATTTACGCACATGAAATGGCCGTTTCTCAAAACGGCCCCTACGAGATACAGGAATCCAGAATCCTGCGCAAGGATGGTGACCGGGTAGCGAGCGAGTTCATTTTCGTTGGCATCCGAGAAAACGTCAGGGACTCGAAATCGCTCAAGGGCATCAATCGCACGATCGTGGAGGAAGCGGCCACGGTATCCCAGGATTCCCTGGATGTTTTCATTCCAACGGTTATGGGGCGCGTCGAAGACTCGCAGATGTGGTTTATCTGGAATCCGGAACTGACCACTGACCCGGTTTTCAAGCTGCTACGCCTAAGCCCGCCGAGCAACACGATCCACATTCATACCAACTACTTAGAGAATCCGTGGCTCACGGACACCATGCGGACGCTCGCAGATGACCTGAAGCGCACAGACCCCAAGAAGTACGCGCATATCTGGATGGGCGAGCCGATTACGGAAGTTGAGGGCGCGATCTTCGCCGCTGAGCTTCAGAAGGCCGACGCCGCGGGCGCGATCTGCTCAGTGCCCTACGACCCCATGAAGCCGGTGTACACAGCCTGGGACCTCGGATACGGCGATCCAACCTGCATCTGGTTCATTCAGCGACGTGACGGATTCCTGTGCTTCATAGACTACATGGCCCTTACGGAAACGACGCTGACAAACTGCATTATTGCGTTGAATCAAAAGGGCTATATGTATGATGAGGACCATCTTCCTCATGACGCGGTGGACAGCATCATTCACGCCAAGCTCATCGGAAATCAGGACAAAACCATGAGTATCGAGAGCATCATGCGCTCCGCGGGGCGAAAGGTGCGGATTGGGCCTAAGTTGCTGAAGCCCGACGCCCTGAACGCCGGCCGCACGCTGTTCCCTCTTTGCCGATTCGATGCGGTGAAGTGTGCCGATGGAATTCAGGCCCTACGGCATTATCAGTGGGACCGGACTGAGTTGGAGCCCGGCAAGCGAAAGCCGCTGCACGATCAGTATAGCCATGGTGCGGATGCGTTTCTGACGGCGGCAGTGTCGATCAAGCGCGAGAAGCACGCACCAGCCTACCAAGCTCCCCAGGCCGAGAAGTACGAAATTTACATCTAACTGAAAAAACTGTTTACGATCCGTAAAACCTAGAGTACAATTCGGCACGAGAATGTTTTGATGCAGCCGAACCAGGACAATCGCTCCAGCAGGCCAACGCCGCAAGAGGCTCTGGAAATGGCAAGGGCTGCATTGGCGGGTCCAGTATTCTCTCGCCACTGCTTCGTACTTGAGTCGCCCCCTGCTGGCGGATACCCACCCGATTCTCCCGACACCGAGGAAACCCTTCCTTGAAGCTGCTCGCAACTGCGGAATCACTAAGGCGCGGCGGTCGAATTCAGATCGTTGGGCGCATCGGCGCGCATGGGCAGACGAATACGACAAATGCCACGGCATCGGCGATCTCTTTGAACCTCGGATACAAGTGAAAACAATCGTATTATTGACGGCCCTGATTCTGTCGCCCGTGTGGGGCCAGTACACGATTGTCCAAAACTCCCCCTATCAAGCGGCGGTTGCGGTATCGGGAGCTCTAAGCGTTAATCAGACTTCGGGGAACACAAACATCGGCGGGACGGCATTCTGCCCCAATGCTGGCTGCTCTTCCGCTACATGCCCCACATCTTCGTTTACTGACAATGCCGGGAGTCACGGCGGGTCCGGGAACAACACTTATACGGCGGATCAAAACTCGTCTGCCGCCGCGCTCGTCTGCGTCGATCTTGGACGAGCCTTCAACATCACGAACACGACGAGTACGAATACTGTCACGGCCACCACATCGGGAGCAAGCTACCAAGTCACCGTTGCTGTCGAAGTTAATGGCTTGGGAGTGTCGCCTTCGTTAGAAAGCGTGGGATCGGGCAGTTCCGCCAGCTTAACAACGGTTTCCACTTCCGGTTCCTGCACGGCTGGAGACTTCGCCATTTCTTATTGGTACAGCAACACCCAGCCATCTGCTGGTTCTGGCTGGACAGCTATAGACACACCCTTCGCCAATCAAATAATGATTTGGCAGGTAGTCGGGAGCACTGGCGTTGTGACGGCTACGGTGTCGGGCACTGGAGCGACAACGGGAGGGGCCATTGCCTGTTACAAACCGACTGCGGCGGCCACGAACAGTAACCAGCCATTACCGCTAACCGGCGTGGCGATGCTTCGGAGGGCAAGGTGAGTCGCATCGCAGAAGCGGACGTTGCTGAGTTTCTTCGCAAGTCACGCGAAGAATACACTGAAGACTTCAAGCGCGATCAGTTGGACCGCGAAGAAGGCCAAGAAGACAACGATTTCGCCAATTCCACCGATCAGAGCAAGGGCCAGTGGACGGAGCAAGCGCGAAAGCAGCGCAAGGGCCGCCCAGTACTCCAGTTCAACCGCATCCCCACGTATCTTCAGCACATCGCCAACGCTGGTAGGCAAAACAAGCCCAGCATCAAGATCACTGCGGGCGACAACGGCAAGCCGGAAACAGCGGAGATGCTGGAATCCCGCATCCGGTTTATCGAATACGAGTCTGATGCCTCCACAGTGTTCGATACCGCTCGCGATCAGCAGGTGTCCTCGGGGCGTGGGTTTATTCGCATTCTGACCGAGGAAGTAGAAGGCGGTAAGCAAGTTGCGCGCCTTGATCGCATCGATAATCAGTTCTCCGTGATCTGGGGTCCTCATAAGAAATACGACGCCTCAGACGCGGATCGATGCTGGGTTATCACCTACATTTCCAAGGCGCAGCACAAGCGCGATTACGGCGAGAAGTCGCTTCTCAACCGAACCAACTTCGCGGAGTTTGACGGCAGCGATCAATGGCTGAACACCGGACCAGATAATGAGATGGTCCAGATCGCCGAAAAGTTCGTCAAGGAATACGACAAAGACGGCGAATGTACTGTCTGTCGCTACGTCATCAATGGTGCCGAGATCCTAGATGAGGGAGATTTTGTAACCGACGATATCCCAATCGTCCCGCAGTGGGGCCGCGAAGCCCTGATTGACGGGGCAATGCGGCATTTGTCGCTCCACAACCCCGGCAAAGACTGGCAACGGCTCATAAACCTCTCGGGATCGAACATCGCCGAACTGATCGGCAAGCAGCCCAAGAATCGCTACCGCGCGGCCCTAGGGTCTATTCCCAAGAATCTTGAGGACGCCTACGGCTCCAACTCGCCGCAGTCGATCCTGTACTACCTCCAGGAAGATCCGGAAACGGGAAAGCGCTTCGAGAAGCCCGAAGTAGAGAGTAGCGAGCCCGCTATCCAAGCGGCTGCGCAGCTGATGCAGATCGCGATCGAGGGGCTCAAGGCATCCATGGGCATCTACGATGCTTCGATGGGCCAGCGGTCCAATGAAACATCCGGAATCGCCATTAACCGGCGCAAGGTCGAAGGCGAAGTCACCAATTACCACTTCCCGAGCAATGAGGAACGCACCCGAAAGCGCGTCGGGCAGATTCTCATCAAGATGCTGTCGGTTCTCGATAAGCCTGGAACCACTGTCCCAATTCGCCATGAGAACGGCAAGACGGAACTCGTCCCGATCGGCACCGAGTACCCGGACCCCAAGACCAAAAAGACCATTGTTCACGTTCTGACTGACGCTGATTACGGCGTGGAGGTCGAAAGCGGCCCGAGCTACGCGAACGCAGTAGAGCAGAAAGAAGAAGCGCAGGGCGTCATGATCCAGGCCGCCCCGGAACTGCTATTTACCGAGCTGGGTGTGAACTGGATTCGCAATTCCGGCCGGCCAGGCGCCGATGAGGACGCCGAAGCGCTGACGCGGTATATCAACTTCAAGACTCCCGGCCTCATTCCGGACAAGGATCAGCCGCAAATCCCGCCACAAGTCGCCGCGCAGGTCCAGCAGCTTCAGCAGAAGCTCCAAACGACCGACGCCTTTGCCCAATCGCTGCATGAGCAGATCCAGACAAAGCAGGTAGAGAACGCGGCGAAGGTAGAAATTCAGAAGTCCGCGGACGCCACGAGGCTCGAAATCGCGCGGATGCAGGAAGAAACCAAACGAACCCTAGGACTTGCAACGATTCAATCAGAAGAGGCGCGGCTAAAGCTCGAACAGGAGCTTGGAATCGTTCATAAGAAAGTGGACATTGCACACGACAGGACAATGCAGGAGCGCGAGCACCAGCACGCCAAGGAAACCCAGGAGACGGACGTAGCGGCTTCAGCAGCATCGCAGGGCGCGCAGTTGGAGCATGAATCAACTCAGGCGGCGGAAGCGCGGGAAGCGGAGCCGGTGGGAGCATGACGGGACTAAGGGATGTAACAGTAAGGCAGGCCGTGCAGGCTGGATATAAGGCTTCCAGTCGTAAAAGGTTTGCTAAACTCGGCGACCATATTGCAATGTCTGGCAACGGGCAATTGATTGTGGCGTCGATCCTGAGTACCGAAGACATGGACCTTCTGGGGCTGCGATTTCCGCACGAACGTCACGGGCAGTGGGACATTCCCGAATGCTACCAGCACATGAGCAAGCCCTACATGGAGCGCCTGAACGCTGCTGGGCCACGGGAAGTTATATGACGCTTCAGGAAGCCATCGACCAGGGGTATCAGCCCTTTCCGCCGCTTCAAAAGCTCAAGGTGGGCGATTCCATCGTTTTCAAGCGCGGGGATGCCTGGGAGCAGATCACGCTACGCGATCAAGCCGAACTCGACAAGCTCAAGGAAATCTGCCCGATGTGGGCAGAGGGGCACGAGAACGCATGATCCAATCGCTACCATCGCGCTTCGAATCAGCGATGTCTACCAAAACGCCCCACCAAAGGGAGATGGACTATCTTCGAAGGCGGGCCGATTTGGACTGGGCCCCGCGCGCCGGATGCCAGCCTAAAACGCTGGCGATGTGCTGCGAGAAGTGCGTCTACGGAACCGGGGAGCATCGGCTGGATTGTATTACTTCGGAGCGGATAACATTGTTCGGAATGGATCAAACGGAATGGGCTGATTGGCCGTTTCGATAGGGATTTGAAAAAACTGTTTACGGCCCGCGAAATGTCGGGTACAATCCCTCTGAACAGTTTCGAGCAGTTTTGTTTTAACAGTTTCTCCCGACTTGCTATCGGGGGAGTTTAACCGGGGAGCAGCTTTCTAGAAAGGGCCGCTCGTCCGAGGTGCCTCACCAGCATCTTGGGCGGCGGCCTTTTCTGTTTCCCGGACACCTTTTAAGAGCCCCACGGCGGGCCTCATACGCCGCGGAAGTGAAAACCCAAAATGGAAACCACCACCACAGCACCGGCCGCAGAACCCACGATGGATCAATTGCGATCCATGGTCAGTGGGGAGCCAGAGACGAAAACCCCCGAACCCGAAGCGAAACCCGCTAAGGAAGAAACGCAGACGCCGGAATCGGGAACCGACACGACTCAGCATCAGGAAGAAATCGAAGAAGAGTTACCCCCCAACGTAGCGAAGCGTATCGCCGCAGAATCCAAAAAGGCGGCGTTCTTTCAATCCAAGATCGATCAAGCTGTATCGGCCCGCAAAGCCAAAGAAGCAGAAGCGGCCAAGCTCACTGACAAACCGGGATCGGAACCCGTCAAAACAACCGAGTCAGCGAGAAATGAACGTCCGAAACGGCCGGACCTTGCAACATTCGACGGAACCCTCGCGGAATACAACGCCGCGGTAGCCAAAGCGGATGAAGCAATCGAAAAGTGGCTGGAAGATCGAACCCGCGAAACGGTTCAGCGCGAATTCACGCAGCAGCAGGCCAAGGAAGCGCAGCAAAAGGAATGGGCAACCGCCACCGAGAAACACGGAGCGGATTTCCCGGCCCTGATGAAAACCTTGGCGGATAACACGCCGGAACCTCTACAGGCTGCAATCTCAGAGCTTGAAGACTGGGCCGGGGTGGCGGTTCATCTCGCTAAAAACGACGATGAGCGCACGTCACTGGTGGAGGAATTCAAAAAGTCGCCAGCTCGCGCCATTGCGAAATTGGGAAAACTCGAAGATCGGTTGACACCTGAGGCAAAAACAGCACCCGCAAAAGAAGAGACGCTACCGAAACCATTGAAGCCCGTAGGGGGAGACGCGCCTGGCGGAGCCAAGCCGTTTGATCCAGACAAGGCTTCTACTCCGGAGGCGTTAGCGCATTATCGGCGGATGCTCAAACGTGCAGGATAGCCGGCGCCCGTAGGCGTAGAGGACTTAAATGGCTGGTGACAACAACGTAATTTTGACCACGCGAACTTTCGCGAATCTCATGTTGATGGACCTCGATGGTCGCCTCAACGTCGTCAAAAACATGACGACTTCTATCGATTCGGAGTTCGCAAAGAAGGACTACAAGATCGGCGATAACGTGCAGGTGCGCAAGCCCTACCGTTTCGTCGGTGGATATGGCGTCGAGTGGGATCCGGAACCCTTGGTTGACCAGGTAACCCAGGTCCAAGTGAACCAAGTTCCACACGTTCACTTCGAATGGGGCTCGATCGGCAAGACTCTCGACATTCGAGAGGCGATGCGGCTCTATACCAAGCCCGCATCGATCACCATGGCTTCGAAGATGAACGCCGCTGGTGCAACGTGGGCGGCGAACAACGCGCTCAACTCGGTTGGCACTCCCGGGACTGCTCCGGTCGATGAGGTTGCATACCTCACGGCTCTCGACACCCTGATCGAAATGGGTCTGCCCGAGAACGAAGACACGGTGCTCATCACCAATCGGCGCATGTCGAGCAAGTTCATCTCCGGGACCAAGGGGCTTTATAACCCCATGGAGATCATCTCCCAGCAGTGGAAAAAGGGAGAAGTCGGCAAAGAGCAACTGGGCTCAACGTGGCTCCTGGATCAGACCATCAACACGCGCACCAACGGAACCTTCGCCGGTTCGATCGTCGTCAACGGCGCGCAGCAGGCCGAAGGTGGGAACAACGCCCAGATGACGCTGACGATCAGCGGAATCACCGGCACCTTGCAGGTCGGTGACAAGTTCGTCATCGGCAGCGCATCGAGCGCCACCGTGGGCGGCGTGAACTCGGTTTATCCGACCACTCGCCAATCGAACGGACGGCAGCAGAAGTTTACGGTGATGCAGGTTTCCTCTGCAAATCCCACTTCTATCGTTGTCGCGCCGGCCATCACGCCCAGCGGACAGTATCAAAACGTGGATTCGGCCGCGGTTGACCAGGCCATCATCACGTTTGAGGGCACCACCGGCCTCACGGGCATTCAGCAGGGCTTGCTGATGCACGAAAACGCCTTCGCCTTCATCACGGTTCCGATTCACGAGCCGGAAGCCGGAATGGGCGCCAAGGTGGAGCAGTTCACCGATCCCAAAACCAAGGTAACGATCAGTCACATCGGCTATTACGACGGCGATAACGCGATCGAGAAACACAAATTCCAAGCCCTTGTAGGGTACGGGAATCTCTATCGCGAGCTCGCCTGCGTGATTCAGGCGTAGGCCAGAAAAAGGAAAAGGAGACAACAATCATGAAAAACTTAAAACTCACTCTCTTTATTGGCCTGCTTCTGGCCTGCTCTGCCTTCGGGCAGCTGAACACTCTTGTTCAGACCTCACTCTCGGCTGCGATCACTCAGACGCAGACCTGCTTCAATCTGGCCTCGGGTACCGGCGTCGTCGCTCCGACCAACGGAGTGGCGGGCAGTTCTCTTTGGGTCCAGGATATCGGGCAGACCATGGGCGAGCAGATGACCGTGCAATCCATCGCGACAGCTTACGTTTGCGTGGGGCGAACCAGCAGCAGGGCCACCGCGCACCTGTCTGGCGCCATGGTGCTCGTCGCCACGGCTCCCAATTGGTTCCAGACCAAGGATCCCAGGGGCTCTTGCACCACCGCCAACACTTACGTTACCCCGTGGCTGAACATCAACACGGGGGAGCAATGGGTGTGCAGCGCCAAAACGCTCAACTGGATTCCGGGATGGAATAACTTCCATGCGCCTCCACAGATCAACGCTGCCACGGCTGTGGCGTCTGTAGCGGGCACCACTGGCGTAGATGGGCCGCTGATCCACGTCAGCGGCACCAACGCCATTACCGCCTGGCAACCCGGCATCGGTTGGCAGGGGCAAGGCTTCTGCGCCATTCCCGATGCTGCGTTCACCACGACCACGGGCGGAACGACCGTCGCCACTACGCGCGTGACGGCCATCGCCATCGCTTCAACGGCGGTAGCGAGCAAGACGCTCTGTTTTACATACGACGCCACCAACGCGAAGTTTACGGCCTCGTATTGACCTGAATCCTCCCGGCCCGGGTGGCTTCGTGCTGCCCGGGCTTCTTTGAAAGGAAATATGTACCCAAAAGAGCTATTTCGAAACAATCACTACCGGGTAGTCTTTGGACCCGAAGAAGAAGCGGAATTTAAGGCCAAGGGCTGGAAAGCGGAACGAGTCGAGGGCCAGAAATACGTTGGCTTCGATTCCGGAATCCCTGAGGACGTTCCAGAAGAAGCACCTGAGAGGCGCCGTCCCGGGCGTCCGAAGAAAACTGAGCCCGACTCGGAACTGAACGAAGAACTGCAAGAAGAACCGAAAACCGAACCCGAGGCGTAAATGTCCGTCCTGCTTTCCGACATCATCAACCAAGCATTTGAGGACCTGGGTGTGATTCGCCCGGGTGAGTCCGTATCTGCGGCTCTTTCCGCTTCTGCGCTGCTGGTTCTAACGCAGCGCTGGGCGCTCAACTGCATGGAAAAGACGTTCGGAGTGCAGTGGTATCACCAGACATTCACGCTTACCGCGGGAACATCGGCTTATACCGTGGGATTGGCTGGAAGTCTCACGGCAACCGCGGAACCAGTACAGATCGTCTCTTGGCGTTCGGTTTCGGGAAACTTCGAAAGCGCAGGCGATGTGATCGGCTTCGAAGAGTTTGATGCGAAGTGGCAGAACGCCCACGCTGAAGCCGCCGTTCTGGCGAAAGCCGTAGCCAGCGATAACGCGATTCCAAAGGGTATCCGCGTGGCTCCGGTGCCAGCGACCTCTCCGGGTTCTCTAATCCTCACCTACTACGCCCCGATGCCAGCATTCTCCATTCTGAGCGATGCGGCGCCCACGCAGCCTGGTTATCAGGACTTCCTGCATAACGACTTGGCGATCGCGCTGTATCCGCGCTATGCAAGGGCCGGTGCTCAGAGTCTACAGGCTCTTGGCGTCAATCGCCAAAACGCGCTGGGAATCATCACGGCGCTGAACGCCAGAATTCAAGGATTGCAGCAGGCTCCGCAAGTTCAGCAGGGAGGGTAAATGCCGACGATCCTATCGGATTTGCTCAAACCGATGCTTCGAAGGGGCGGGATTACCCAGCTTCCCGGCACAACCCCCAGCGTCGATCAATATGGCGAGCTGATCCCGGAAATCAACCGCATGCTCTCCAGTTTCAATCTGGATGGCCACAAGATTTACACCACTTCGATTGATCGCTACCCGTTGGTGGCGAACCAGGAAACGTACTTCATTGGGCCGATCTTCACGTTTCCAGCTACGCTCACCAGCGCATCCGTAACGGCCTTAGTGACCGACACGACCGGACTGAGCATCGATCAAGCCCTCAGTGGTACAGGCATTCCTGCGGGATGCAAAATCACCGGGATCGTTCAGAACACCAACATCACCCTCAGCATCGCGGCGACGGCCACCGGAGCGCAGACAATCACAGTTACCCCTGATTTCATCGCGGATCGGCCGACGTTCATTTACCGCGCGAATCTCGTAATCCTAAGCCAGAGCCCCGAGCTTCACCTTCCCTTGAAATTGCTCTCAGATGCGGAGTGGGCGGCGAAAACCCTGCCTCGCCTGCTTTCTTCGTGGCCTTGGGAGCTCTACAACGATGGCGACTATCCGCAGTCGAAACTGTACATGTACGGCTATCCGAATGAGATCAACGATCTCGAATTGTTCACCTGGCAGCAGCTAAAGAACAACTTCACCGCGGTTACCGATGTTGCGCTGTTTCCTCCTGGCTATGAGGACATGATTGTGACGCGCGGGGCTCTGCGTGTTCGCGCGCTCTATCCCTACGATTCCAAGCTGTCCGGTACACAGGTAGAGGAATTGCGGCGGGACGCGGCCACGGCCACGCAAGCGGTCCAGATTCTCAATACCTCATGCCCAGATATGGCGAATGAGGCGTCGTTCTTAAACGTCCCACGGGGAGATGGAAACTTCAAGGCTGAGTTCTACCGCTGGGGGGCAAACATCCCTTGAGAATTCCCCTTGTCGGTCAGGGTTATCAGCTACGTTCGCCCGCAGTCGCAGCGCAGAGTTGTCTTAATCTTTATCCCGAAATCATCCAGGATCCAAACGAACACGCGAAAAACGTAGCATTTCTCTACGGAATCCCCGGGCGGCATGTTTTCTCCGATCTCACGGGAATTGACGCCGCGGCAACTCCGATTCGTGGAATCTTCACCTGGGCGGGACATTGCTTCGTGGCGGCCGGCACGAAGTACATGGAGATTAGCTCTGCGGGAACTCTGATCGGAAGCGTCTATACGATCTCAAACGCAACGGTTTTGGGATTTTCCAACACTCCGGTTCAGTTTTATCCGAACGGCAATCAGCTGTTCATCGTTTCTGGTGGAGTCGGATACATTGACACCGGCAGCGGCCCGACTCCCATCACCATTGGAAATTGGAACGGAACCGTGAATGTCAGCGGCTCGCCAAACTGCCAAGTGGACTGGGTGAGCGGCGACAAGTTTCTCGATGACGGGTCCTGGGTTGGGAGAATCATCGTCGTCAACGGTGCCAATTACGCGATTGTCAGCACGCCGTTTCCGCCCACATCGACACGCCTCTATGTTTCGACGCTCGTTCCGATCGCTGTAACGTCGCCGCCCAGCTACACCTATCAGGTAGCAGGGTACACGCCGGCTTTCTTGACTGGGGCCTATCTCAACGATTCGTTTTTCGCGAATCAGCTCAATACACGCACTGCGAACTTCTCAGGAGTGTTCGATGGCGGGACCTGGAACGGCTTAAACCTCATCAGCAAGGATACGTGGCCGGATCTCGTTCTATGCGTGCTTTCCAATGGCTCGCAGATGTTCATGTTCGGAACGGATTCCTTTGACGTGTTTCAGGCGAATCCATCGTCCACGACCACATTCTTTTCTCGCATCGATGGACTTTCGCAGCGCGTGGGAACGCTCTCACCGTGGAGTCCCATCGTTATCGAGGGGAAAGTCTATTACATCGGTAGCGGATCGCAGCAGGGCGGCCCGATCGCCTATGTTCTCGATGGATTCACACCGAGGCGAATCAGCCAACACGGGCAAGAAGCGGTTTGGGCGGCAGCGGGACTGGGGCCGGGGTGTATTTCCTACACCTATAACGAAGAAGGCCATACGTTTTGGGCTACAAACTTCGGATCGCAGACCTGGGTATTCGATACGACCACGCTTGCATGGCACCAGCGCGCGGCCGGCAGCGGCTTTACGGCGTATCCCACGGCATATCACTCCTACAGCCCGGAATTCGCAAAACATCTTACGGGCGGGCCGCTTGACGGGAAGATTTACAACAGCAGCGTAGCCTTCTACGACGACGCCGGGCAGGATATTTACTGCCGTCACGCCATTGCGTACACCTACAACGCGCGCAAGCGCATGTACGATATCCGGCTTGAGCTGGAAATGGAAACCGGCGCGGCTCCCTCGGGAACTCCCACGATAGAGCTCGATTACTCCGATGACCGCGGGCGCACGTTCAGCACTCCAGAGAGCGCCAGTATCGGGATTCCTGGGGCCTACTCGCAGCGCGTGTTCTGGCCGGCTCTCGGATCGTCCTATGAGCGCATCTATCGATTCACTTTGCATGGACAGGGCAGAGTTGCGCTGATCGATGCCGAACTTGAACAGGAGGCTGGCACGGATTAATGTCAGCAGCCCCCACGCCCCTTCTTGGACTTCCACGGCAGGACTATCCGCCATTTACTGGAGTCGCGCCCCTCACGGCGGATGGAAAGGGAGCCGATCTCAGCAAGGCTCTCTTTACTACGGCATTTTGGTTGTTTCTCTACAACGTCACGCAGAGAGTAATTGCGGGGATAACTATCGGCGGGGGGCTTCCGGCGAATGGCGACGTTCTTACCTGGGTTGCCGCCAATGACGACTATGAGCCTTTACCCGTTTCGGCAGCGCCTGGCGCGGCCACCATCGACTATCACACGCTCACAGCGAACACGACCATAAGCGCCTCGGTGAGCCCGGCTCCCGCAAATGGACTTTTGATCGTGTTCGTCACGCAGAATGCAACGGGTGGCTGGGTAACGAGCTGGAATGCTTCTGATTTCAGCATCGCGCCAACGAGCCTAGTTTCTCTCGCTAACAAGAAATCCATAGTCATGTTCGCGGCGGACGGGGCTGGAAAGTGGGCAATGTGTGCGCCTCCGGTGACTGGACGATGAGACGGTTTGCCTTAATCGCTGCAACGCTGCTGGCGTGTGCGTGTGCGCGAGCGCAGACCGATCTTCCGGGACCAGTGTCGGCGCTGCCCAACGACGCGCATACGACAGCAACGGGGGTTTGCTCCTGGAATGCAGCGCAAACCAAAAAAGCCTGCATGGTATCCGACAACGCGGCGACCGGGAATCCGGTACTCACCGTCACGGATACGTTCTGGAACTTCGATCACTCAGTGAAGGTTAACGGCAACGTAATGCCCCAGGTGAATCTGGGAGATGCGCTCGGCGGCGGATCCCTTGAATGGCTGGAATTGCACGTCCAGAACATTTTCAACGATGGCGCCAACCCGTTTTCGATATCCAGTACTACCGGACTGATTGCAATTGATGCCGTAGCGGCCCAACCGATCCAGTTTTACACCACCAATACGCTGCGAGGGCAGTTTCTATCGGGCGGGGCCTTGGAGATTGCCAACCTCGCGGGTTCCGGGACGCGCTGCGTTCGCGTGAGTAACGTAGGTGATTTGTCGGCGGCCTCCAGTGATTGCGGCATACCACCGTTTGCGGATAACGTACCCCTCGTCAAGGGCTCGTCAGATCCCACGAAGCTACTGGAATTCAATGTGGGCTTATTTACCACCGGAACCACGCAGATCATCAGCATCCCGAATGGAAGTTTTACGATCGCCGGGCAGAACTGGGGAAACATCTTCACTGGGTCCGAAGAATTTCAGAGCACGGTCTACATTGAAGCCGGAATCTACAATTACACGGGATCCTCACTCAGCCTCTACAGCGATATCGCGAATGTCGTTCTGGACACTGGCTCTTCGGGGGCTGGGGTCTTGCTCTACACGAACAACATACAGCGTTTCGGTGTGGATGGTTCCGGGAATACCTATTTCAGCGTCTTGGTGGGCACTGGAACGCGATGCGTGCAGGTAAGCGCAACAGGGTTTATCTCTCCGGCCTCCGGGGCTTGCGGCACGGGCGGCTCGGTAACGAGCATCGCGACCACCAGCCCTATTAGCGGAGGAACGATTACAACTACCGGAACGATCTCATGCCCGACGTGCGCGGTAACGAACGCGGATAACAACTTCTCGACCACTCAAACGATGCGGGCCATCGTCCCAGCAGCCGATAACGCCTATCCGCTGGGAGACACGACGCACAACTATACGGGAATCCAGACAGCGAACGTCTACGATTACGTTTCCGGTACGGCCCTTGGGATCTATGCGAATTCCTCAGTCTCTGGAATCGGCATGGCGATCTCCACGGGAACGGCGGCGGACATTGCATTCTATCCGAATCTTGGAAACTCACTCACTTTGAAATCGGGCGGCACTATTCGGCTCAACAATCTCGCAGGTGGTGGAAATCGCTGCTTGCAGGTGGATAACAACGGAGACATTACCGCCCACACGGCGGGAACTTGCTGACCATGAAAACCATCATCATTCTTTCGCTCATCGCTTTTCCGGTACTCGCGCAATCGAACGGCTGCATCATTCCATCGCAGGAAAAGGGGAAGCCCTGCATCATCCCGCAGCCGAAGCCTGCGCCCGATCCTCCGAAGCCAGAACCAAAGCCTGAAGCACCGAAACCGGAGGCACCGAAGCCCAAATGAAGATGCTCGCTCTACTTTCGATCTGGCTCGCGCTGCCACTGTGCGCGCAGTCGCCTACGGTTCCATCGCTTCAGGTGCGCATTGCTCAACTGTTGCTCGAAAACAGCAGCCTGCAAGCGAAAAACGCGGGACTCGAAGCCCAGGTGAAGAATCTGGAACAGCAGATACAGCTTCAGAAGCGCCTGGAGCTGATGAACGAATTCTGCCCGCCGATACCGCTCGAAAAGTGCGAGATCACGCAGGACGGAACAGCGAAGGAAGCGAAGGCGAAATAGTGACCGCAGTGGATCTGACAAGTCGCGCCATGACCGTTGGGGATCTCCCCAAAGCGGCGGATTGCGCACGCGAATTCTATGCCAGCTCGAAGTTTCTGCGGCGTTTCGATATTGACCGTTTCTCGTCGGCATGGACAGGATTTATTGAATCCGGAGCGGGGGTGATCTTTGGGCTGTTCGACGAAGAAGGAAACCTGCAAGGCGCATTGGGGGGAATTTGCTTCCCCGATCTTTATAGCGGAGAGCTTCAGGCGAGCGAGTTCTTCTGGTTTGTGAAAGAAGAGCATCGGGGCCGGGGATTGGACCTGCTGCGCTCTTTCGAGGAATGGGCGCGCGCCATGGGCTGCGCCTGCATTCGACTAGCTCACCTCATGGATTCCATGCCTGATCGACTGGAGCGCGTTTATGAGCGCCGGGGATACGTTCTAGCGGAGAAGCAGTACGTGAAAGAGCTCGCATGATCCACGTTTTGGATGACGCACTGCCGAACATCGAAGCCTACCGGAAGAAGGCTCTCGAACTGCAATTCCGCAGCTACGAGTTCGAGCACTGCACGTTCCATGGAATCGCCGTTGGGGAGCTTTCCGCCGTCCTGTTGAAGAGAATAACTGGCCTGTTTCCGAATCTGGCGCCCACGCTCACATTCTTTCGTAAGAGCCCGGAGGGACAAGAGGAACCGCATTACATCCATACCGATGTGGACATGGGCCAATGGAGCGCGATTCTCTACCTGAACGAGAATCCCCCAGAAGGTGACGGAACTTCTTTCTGGAAATACAAATCCGGTGAGATTGGCAGCGAAGTTCCGCACGAGAGATCCATCGAAGGAAAGAACCCCGATGACTGGGAATTACTGCTTACTGTTCCCGCGCGGATGAATCGCTTGGTGATGTTTCCTTCGTCGCGTTTTCATTCTCGGGCGATTCACGGCAATTGGGGATCCGGCGAGGATGCGCGCTTAACGCAGGTGGCATTTGGGACTGGGCAACTGGTTCAAGGGAGCCTTTCATGAGCGTAGGAACAACGGCGGCGATTGTCGGGCTGGGCGTTGCGGCTGGAACTTCTGTCGCTGGCGGAATCATCAAATCCAAGACGGCCACCAGTGCCGCGGAACAACAAGCACAAGCCGCACAGCAAGCCGGGCAAGGCGTAACGGACGCTACCAACAAAGTCAATCCGGACATTATCAAGGCAGCCACCGGAGCCGGTGAAGGCGTCGTAAACACCGCGGACACGGCGGCTAAC